GCAAGTGCAGCTCTTAAAGGAGCAGCCGGTCTAGTGGCTATGGGTGTAGCTATTCCAGCTTTCTTTGGTGGACTATTAGCAGGTGATGCAGCTTTAAGTTGGATGAAAGATATTGGAATGGATTTTAATTTCAAATCCTTAAAGGCAGCTGCTCTTGGATTTAGTGATATGATTATGGCTATGGACATAAAGGCATTTACTGTACTTGGTGGTATTATGGCAGTTTCTGCCGTTGGTAGCACAAGAGCTGCTAAAGGTTTAGCTTTTATGGGTATTGCTATCCCAGCATTTCTAATGGGCTTACTTGCAGGTGATGCTGTTATTTCATCTGTTAAAAGTATGGGCTGGGTAGACATGAAGTTTACTGGTATGAAAGGCGCTATTGAAGGCTTTTCCAGTATGATTATGGGTCTATCAACTGAAGCTCAAGTCGCACTTGGAGTAATGTTGGCCAGTGGTGCAGTAGCTGGGCTAGTAGCAAAAAATCCAGCTAATCTTGCTATTGGTATGGCAGCAATGGGTGCTGGTATTTCTGGGTTTTTTGTTGGATTAGCTGCTGGTGATGCAGCTATGGGCTGGTTAAGTACTGATTTTACCGGTATTTCTACAGCAGTAAAAGGATTTGACGAAGCCATTGGGCATTTAGATGCAACATCTGCAGCTACGCTTTTAGTACTTCTTGGTGCTGGTACTCTCTTAGGTAAAATAACATCAAAGAAGCAACAAGCTAATATGGTATTAGGTATTGGCGCGTTATCTCTTGGCATTGCAGCTTTCTTTACTGGATTTGCTGGTGCAGACTTTGTTGCGGCAAATGTTGGCGATGGTGGATCAATTAAGAACTTAGTTAAAAACTTTGGTGACGCAATTAGTTCTCTTGATGAAACATCTTTAAAAGCTCTTGGTGGATTACTTGCAGTAGGTGGTGTTTTTGGAGCAGCGCCTGGTGGTTTAATGATTGCAGGTAAAGCCGCAATTGGTATGGGTGTTATTGGTGCTGGTATCGCGGCCTTCTTTGTAGCATTTGATGGCATGGCTAAACTTGGTGGTATCTTAGGCGCCGATGGTTCTGCTACTAAGACACTAGTTAATAATATGGTAGCTGGTATTAAACCTCTTGAAGATATGGATGGCGAAAAACTTGCTGGCGCAGCTAAAGTTTTACCAGATATTGGTGAAGGAATTTCAAAATTCTTTGGTGCTGAGATGATGGGTAAATTATCTGATACAGCTACTGATATTGCTGGATTTGTTAAAAATATTTTCGGCTTTGGAGATAAAGAAGGTGGTTCCAAAGAAAAGAGCAGAATTCAAAGAATGGTAGAAGCTCTTGAGCCATTAAAGGACATAAACGCCGCTGAGATGAAAGGCTTAAGTTTAGTATTAGATGATTTAGAAAGACTTGGAAAGGTAAGAGTAGATCAAAGCCTTGGTAGAAATATTAAAAACTTTGCAAATCAATTAGTTCAAGCCATGCCTAGTTTAGAAACTGCTATCTACGGTGGAGTAGTTGGTGAAGGCTTATTTATGTCTGGCACAAAAGTTAAAGGATTAGCTAATGGAGGTACAGAATTTGAACTAGCTGTATCAAATCTTAAAGCTTTACAGGAAGCTGCAGCCGGTGAAGGAGCTGGTGGAGCACCCGGAGAAGGTGCACCAACTATTATTAATAACTACTATGGTGGTAATACTAGTCAGACTAATATTCAAGGTGGTGTTGAAACTACTAAAAAAGGTAGTGGAGCTATTGTTTCAGAAGCAGAAGGCTGGAGTAATGAATACCTTAATCACTAATCAATAGATACAAAAAGGCCCCAGAGAGAAAGGAAAAACTCTGGGGCCTTAGTGCAACTAGCTGAAGTGTTTATCCTTCTTGTGCTAGTTTAGCAAAGTAACTCATAGTATCATCATCGCTATCAGATGACGGAGTTACATTACTTTGCTGTGCAGCTGGAGCCGGCTCCGTTGGAAAGGAAGGACTTGGAGCAGTCTCATCGAGCGTTACAGCCTCGGCGGTACTTAGTGGAGTACCAGCCTCGCCTAATACCTTAGTTAGCTTTGCGCTAAGTTCAGCATAGGACTTATAGTTTTTCGGATCGAGGAAATCCGATAGACTGTGAAGGCGGTTATATACTGCCTCCAACTTTTCATCATCACCTTCGTGCAATGCACTAGCTGATGCAAACTCCGACTTATCATAATTGCGATAGCCTTCAACTTGACGAATCTTGAGTTTGAAATCCGCACCTTCCCAGAAATCAAATGGATTGACTGGTTTCTCGTCTTGGAATTGCGGCTGCATAACATCCATAATCTTATCAAAGATCTTCTTACCAAACTTATAAAGGAATACTTTACCTTCATTGCTTGGATTAGATGGATCAGATACGACCATAATATTAGTCACATAATGTAACCGACGTTTACGGTCACGAGCCGTAGCTTTGTCTTCATCACGACCGGTATTCCAAAGAACCGAATTCATTTCGCCAACTGGATCTGGCTGTCCAATAGAGGTTAAGCTATTTTCAATATACCACATTCCGGTTGGACCTTTGAACCCATGATCCCAATAACGAACCCACGGGAGATCCTCGCCCGCCGGTGCTGGTAAGAAGCGGAGTACTGCATAACCATTACCTGCTTTATCAACAGTTGGTTTCCAGAACCGCTCATCTGCGTAAGACTTCTTTTCGCCTCCACCACCAACTGATTCAGCGGCTGAGACTAGGGAAGCGATATCGTTTGCACGATTAGTTTTTAGATTAGCAAATGACATATATTATTTCTCCTGTATTTTGTATGTCTGAATTATCCACATTTTTCATTATATAAGTTTATATTATAACACATTTTCATCACTTTGTAAACCCCTTAAGTGCAATTTTTTTCATTTTATTTTCATCAATATTAACAAAAGTACTGTACTTACGAATTTTACGTGAGACATCTGGCCATAGAATAGTCTCAGTTATTACACTATCTGCATGGTCCATAAACTTTACAAGCTTATTTAGTATGACCACTGTCTCCAAACAGATAGCGCCACTCATATATTCCTTAACGATATAAGGATGAGTTTCAATAGCGAACAGATCTTCAAATGTGTCAACCTGTTCAGCTAATGTATTTATATCACTTTCAAAAGTATAACTTAGCGACTGCATTCTCTTCTGCCATTTGCTATAGTTATTATCATCAGTCATCATATCACCAACCCATTTACAATCTTCAATAAATTGAGATACATAATAGCTAATAATATCTGGAGCTTTATCGTATTTACGACCTAGCTTCGCAAAGTGATATTTGTCTTTTCTTTTCCAAAAGGAAGATGGTTTTGCTGAAGTCTTAAAGTTATACTTAGGCGCATCATAACTATCACTTTCAAAGTGTAGTTTAATTGCTAAGTAATAACTGTATGCTTCAAATGGTTCCATGTTCATTATATAATCCTAGTTCTGATTGAGCTCGTCAAATTGGTAAGGTATTCCCACCATCATGTTCTATCAGATTTAATTCCACTGCTTCAGCCTGTATCTTTTCCTTGAGTACTGGGCCAATAAGGTTACCAACATCAGCTGGATCTAATTCTCTGGCAGTACAAATTGATAGTACTGCATCCATATATGGCATTTTAGTTTCGCTTACTTTATCTTCAACAAGCTTTGAAAACCTTTTCTTTGTTAGTATAATTTCTTCAATCATCTCATTCCCTGTAAATATCTAAGGCCACAGTATAATGCAAGACCTATAATTGCTGTTGTTCCAAATGTTACTTCGAAAAATCCCAATAGACCACATACAAACATTGTAATAATGAATGCATGTAGATCTAATCTTGTCCACTCATCTATACTCATTTCATAGTTACCTTAATGAGTATAGTATCCTTATTGATACGAGCATTAGGAGTTCCAGTCTTAGTGGTAAGCTTTTTCCAAGCTGTATCTAGTTGCTTGGGCGAACCACTAAGAGCTGTTGGAAGGAACTCATCTGGTTTACGCAGTTTAACTTTACGTGAACCTTCAATATCTACATTTTTAATTGTAGATCCACTCACCTCAAATCCATTGGGTGACTGACAGACCAACTCAGTAAACTCTTTGTTCTTTACATTAAACGTATAGAGTTTCATAGCACCAGGCACTGTAGTTGGTAGTACTGATGTTAGTTTATACTCACTCGACTCTTTAAGGAACTGCATCTTAGCAATTTGCTTTTCGGCAGTTTTAACTTTAGGAGTACGAGTTTTACGAGTTGCTTTTGTAGATGCTTTGACTTTTTCAAGATCAAGTAGCATATCTTCACAGGCTTTCACTCGACGTTTTAGTTCTTTACGAGTAAGATGCGAATAACCTTCAACAGCTTGCTCACAACGTTTATGGTATGCATCAGAATAATCTAGCAACCAACCTTCAATTTGCTTTTTAGGTGCATCAATTGAAGATGCGGTAAGACTATGAAATTTGAACCGTGAATACACATCAAGCGTAGTTTCTTCACCTTCAATCCATTGATCTTCCAGTTCATCCAAGTCCATCATAATAGTAGCTTGCGTCTTACGGAATAGCTTTTGCTGAGGTGTAAGAACAATCACATTAGATTTTTCTTTATCAGCCTCGGCTTTTTCTTTTAGAATTTGCTTACCTGACTCGATAAGTGGATCCATTTTTCTTTTAGCACAATCTTGATAGCCGTGCATCTTTGAGTCCATATCCAAGAAGCTATTACCAGCTTTAATCCAAGTAATAGCAGCAGGAATATAAGAGAAAGCAGTAAAGTTCCATTCAGGATTAGCAAGGATAGCTTTTGCATCAGCCTTAGAGTAATTCTCTTTGACCCAATCCTTAGTTACCTTTGCAAAGTCTTTACGATCAACTTCCATATGAAAGTATGATTGACAACCTGTCCAAGTTTCCATTGGAACGCCAGCAAGGCCTGTACGAGCTCTTGCCCTTGGCATTTTTCTTTTAACTTTACGACCTGTAATTTTATCAACTTTAGCCATTATATAACCTCCTCAATAGTAATTTTATATTTTTTAGAATTCATATCAGTCATTTCAATCGTCTTTTTAGTTGATTGAAAGTAACCTTGAGTTGGATGTAAGTCCATTTCAATAGGACCAATTAAGCCAATGATACCTTGAGGATCATGCTTTAACAAAGATTTTCTGACAGTGTCAGCTATTTTATCACAGTATGCTAGCATTATACAGCCTCCCTAATTTCTTTAAGTTCTCTTACCATTTTAAGCTGAGCTTCTAATTTCTTAAGAACCTTAGGAGTTGCAACCTGTGGGTTATCAATTTCCTGTTGGATGAAATGAGGAAGAACTCTAAGCATTCTATCAATATTGATAGGGTTAGCAATTAAGTTCTTTTTTAGTTTAGTTACTGAAATCATAAAATTTTCCTTCCTTTTATCATTTTATAAGTATATTATATCACACTTTTGGCCAATTGTAAAGGATTATTTTCAATTTTATGAAAAAAAGATTTCAATGTTATCAATCACTTGTAAAATAAATTAAAAAAAGTTCAGCCTAATGGCTGAACTTCAATACGTTTTCTACCTTAAAGGATCGCCATTCAGATTTCTCTGTGTCTAGACAGCGAATAACTCCAATTGTAGCTTGTACGCCGTTATCATCATCTTTAGGCTTCTTATCAGCAGGAATTAGATCCTCTTTCAAAGTAGCTTGCATCAATCGCTCTTCACCATTGACTTTAATAAATTTAACTTGACATACTCCATTACGTAGCATATCAACCATTTCACTTCGTGTATAAGCTTCACTCATATTATAGGTACTCCACAGTATAGGTTTTAGTTGGGTTATGGTGTGTATTGTCGCTGTCAAAAAACACTTTTGTGTGTGTTTCAACTCTTACTCTACGTTCACCGGTTGTATCATATTCTTCATATGATTTGATAGTGACTTCCTTTAGAAGTCGACGTTCGTCATGGTATTCCACATCTGGTAGCATTTTTACCTCCTCATCTTTGCTAATTCTTCAGCTTGTTTAGTTCCTCGCATGACTGGTACGAGGTTTGATTTGTGCATTGTTGCGATGCCGACAATAAGGTCTCCTGTGTATTGCATTGGCTCTTTTTTTGCTGTTGCATTTGATGGAATTGTATCCGACGTCTGGACGCTTGGATATTCCGGGACATCACGGTAGACCGGTTTCTGCGGAACATACTCTTTGAACTCCTTCTTTTTAGCTTTAAGCTGAGATGGATGACAACCTTTATCCATAAGCCACTTGTCATGTTCAGCTTGCGCTTTTTCCCAACCAGGTTTACGATTTGCTTTACGTTTTTTTGTATTGAGGCTTGACATGCCTCTCACTAAATGCATAGTCATATTACTGTCTTTCCTTATATTCTGCAACCATCTTTTTCATCCACCCTTGGACAATCTTTTCTTCTTCTGTTAATTCTAACATATTGAAGTCTTCTACAACTCGAGAAAACAAATGATACTTAGCCCATTCAACACCATCTAATTCTTTTTTAGTTTTTGGTAGAGGGACGCTATCATATTGGTTTTCTAGTGTCATTCGCTTTTCTCCCAACGATAAAAAATATGATTACCAATTGTAATTGTTTTAGTCTTAGATGATGCCCATGCAGGTCTTACATAGTCAGCATGATAATGCGTAGCACCATTAGTAAAATCCCAACGTGAATTAGCATAGTATACTTTGAAAGCGATCATACGAGCAATTTCATATACTTCAAAATCAGCTTGTGGTACGACTTCTGCTTTACCATCACAATACCAAGAAAACTGACAACGGTTTTTTACGGGATAAGATATGTTTTTATTTTTCCAAGAAGGTCTTGTAGGACCTTGATGTACTACCTCGCAAGGTGTATTAGGATAACGATTATCGTTAACTCTATTCATAGTAACTAGACCAACAGCAATCATACCTTTAGTGTTTTGATTACGTGCTTCCCAATAGATATTGTTAGCAATACAACTAATTTGTTCACGTTCAAATGGTGTATTAGAAGTTGCATGAGATGCTGCGCCAAAAGCTACAGCACCTGCAATTGTAAGGCTAGCTAAGAGTTTCATACTAGTTCCAACCTTCATCAGACTCATACGAAGTTTGATCGGCAAGACGATCACCATAATGTTCTTGGAGATATTGTGGACCATCAGTCCACTGATTGATATTCTCTTGATCATTAGTAATGCCTTCTTTTTTAAGCTGACGCTCAAGGGCTTTTTCTTCCCTGATAATTTCAGCATCACGAGCTGCTTCTACTTTACGCTTGTTAGCAACCTGTTTGATAAGGTTATAACGTTTGGTGTACTGTAGATCAGTCATTCCAGCAACTTTTGATTTTAGCATTTTCATATTTTAGTCCTTCCTAATTATTTAATGTATACATTATATCATACTTTTGCGCAATTGTAAAGGAAAAAATGCATTTTTTTATCCTTACAAATCAATCACTTGTAAAATAATTTGAAAAAACTTTTTTTTATTTTTGTTTTTGTTGCTGTAAAAGCTCATCTCTTTCCTCAGAAAGCTCTTTTATCCGTTTTATCAAAGCATACTTTTCTTCAGTTAGCTCAGCAATTTCACGTTTAAACAATTCGACTTGGCCAAATGTTTTTGCATCCATTAAGACATCCTCCCTTTGAAAAATTCATGTAAATATTCTTCCCATTCTTTATCTTTATCATTTTTTTCAGAAGTTTCTTTTTCCCATTCATGACCAAATTTTTCTTTCCATTCATTATATTCCATTTCTTTTTCTTCTTTTGTGGACACAACTACTCCTATACTGCGAACGACTCACCACACCCACATGATGCAGTAGCGTTAGGGTTAATGACTTTAAGATATGATCCACCTAGTTCTGTAACATAATCTATTGTACATCCTAGGATAAACATCTCAGCTACTGGATCTATAATCAAATTACCTACTGTAGGTTCTTTATCTGACATAGCCCATTCATATTGAAAACCAGAACAACCACCACCTTTAACAGATAACTCAACATTAGGTTGACCAACTTTAAGTAAATACTCTTTGGCATTGTCTGTAAGTTTAACCATGTTCTGCCTTTCTAAGCTTAGGGTGTGGAGCTAACCGTGGGCTCCACGCGGGTATATTGAGGTACCAACCTTAGTCTAATTAAGCAGAGCTCCCGTATAAATGAGAGGTGCAATGTTCAAACCCTTAATGAACTGGCCGGCTTTCTCGTAAGGCCTTACCGACTGTGGCCACCTGCGTCTTAAATTTTACGTCGTTTACAGGCTTGATCGCGTTAACTTACCGCTCGACTTCTCCTTTATGAGGTACGTTCGGCGTAATTGCCAGGCTTTCCCTCTGTTTGCCTATCTTGGCAGGAGATCAAGGAATTGAACCCTGTCCTAGTGGGTTGGAGCCACTCGTGCTACCGTAACACTTATCTCCTAATTGGTGCCCTCGGGGAGACTCGAACTCCCACGCTTTTAAAGCCACGGATTTTAAGTCCGTTATGTCTACCATTCCATCACAAGGGCTGTTTTTCATTTTGTACATATATTATAACACAGTTTCTTGTGATTGTAAACCCCTAAAATAAACTTTTTTTATTCGTGTTCTCCACCAATTCCACGGCCAAACCCACCAAAAAACTGCGGCTTGCGTTTAGCAGTTTCGAAAGTA